CCCACTTCAACCCCGTAGCCGTAGACGAGTCAGCCGTGAGGACATGATCGTTCGTTCCCACAGCTAGGCGTGCGGGAGTGTCCGCAGCGGTGGCGGTGATGAGGTCGCCCTTGGCGTCAACTAGGGCATTAGCGACCGCCCCCACGTCCGCTGCCGTTGGCATGGCGTGGCGGTGATCGCCGCGAGCGAGCTCGATGGCGGTGCCGGCAGCTGCGGTGCCGAGCGCCAGGGGGGTGGCGTCGGAGAAGTCGGCGACCAGGGTGGTGCCCGACGTCGCCAGGCCGCTGCCCACATTGAGGCTGAACGTGTTCGCGGCGTAGGCGATGGGGGCGTTCGCGGATAGGCCGGCGAGGTCGCCCTGGGGACCAGTCACCAGGATAAAGTCGAGGACGGCCGCACCGGAGGTGCCGGAGTTCGTGACGGTGCCAGGACCCGGGTAGGCGACAGACCCGACGGTTCCGATGGTGATGGTCGCTGCGGTGCCCGTGGCGCCCTGCGGCCCAGTCGGCCCATCCCTGAGAACGAAGTCGAAGGTGCCGGCCGAGCTCGACCCGACATTCGTCACCGACGCGGTGCCCGAGTTCGTGACCGAGCTGACCGCACCGACCGCGAGGGTGGCTGTCGGACCCTGTGGGCCGGTCGGCCCTGTCGGCCCGTCCCGCAGCACGAAGTCGAAGGTGCCGGCCGTCGAGGAGCCCACATTGGTCACCGAGGCGGTGCCGCTGTTGGCCACGCTAGTCGTGGTGCCGATGGCGAAGGTGCCCGTGTTGCCCTGGACGCCCTGGATGCCTTGGATGCCTTGCGGGCCGGTGGGGCCGTCTCGGAGCACAAAGTTCAGGGTGCCGGCGGTGTTGGTGCCGACGTTGGTGACGGACGCGGTGCCCGAATTGGACACCGACGTCGTCGTGCCGATGGCGAGGGTGGCGGCCTCACCGGCAGGACCGCGAAGGCTGGCGTACTCGGGGCCGAGCTCGCCGGCGGGGGCTAGGTCGGCGAGGTAGACGGTGCCACCCGACCCGGCCGTCCCAGGCAGGAGGAGGGAGTAGGACTGGCTGACCCCGTCGACAACCTCGCTGACTGTGTAGTACCAGTTGGCGGGCTGGAGGTCGCCGTCGTCGGTGACCGGCAGGGTGACGGTGAAGTTGCCCGCCGTGCCCAGCGTCTTGGTGACGCCCGAGTTGGGGAGGGCCACGTTGGCACCCGAGTTGGTCAACCACCGTGACGGGGTGAAGGTGATCGTGCCCGTTGAGGGGTTGCCCTCTGGGGTGAGGAAGGTGCCGATGACGACGAGCGTCGACACGTTACCGGGCAAAGGCATTAGGCCTCCAAGGCTTCGATGCGGGCGCGCAAGTCTGTGATGGTGGCGGCCTGGTCCTTCACGACCGCGAGCAAGGCGGCGAGAATCGGGCGGTCCTCAATGGCCGAGGGAAGGCCGTCGTCGTCCCAGTTGGCTGCCCACGGGAACTTGCTGGCGACATCTTCGGCGATAAATCCGAGGGATCGAGCGTCACCGTCGGCGGGGGAAAGGCTGCGAAACTCGGTGGGAGTAATGGTGAGGACGTCATGGGGGTCGACGCTGGCCGGGTCGCTGCTGACCTTCTCATCGGCAACGCCAGCCAGGTCGCCGTCAAGGGGGGCAAGATCATCCTTGAGGCGTGCAGTTGAGGTAGACCTGAGTAGCTGCGCGCTGGCGCCGACTCGGACATTGGCGGCACTGGCGGTCGTGTTGTCGTCAATTCCGTAGGAGTAGACGTCATCGTTCTGCACGCGGAATGCAGGATTGCCACCACTGGCACCCAAGGTTGTGTTTCCGTTGCCGTCAAGTGCGCCAGTGACGGTGAGGTTGTTGGTCACCTCAAGGTCACCCGTCACCTCGACTCGGGCGGTACCGGCATTGTTGTAGTCAATGAAAGCAATGTCGTTTGAGTAGACGATGAATGCACCCACGGCGTTGTTGTATGTGACCTGGGCTTTCGACGTTCCGCCGCCAAAGAAGTCAATGGCATCGCTTGATCCGAATGGAACGACGACGTCGTTTCGGATGCGAATGCGTGAGTTGCCACCGCTGGTTTGGAGAGCTGCTCCTTCGACCGTACCGCCGGTGATAAAGCCGCCGCTCACGGTACCGCCCGTGATGAACCCGCCGCTGACCGTGCCGCCGGACAGAAATGCCGAGTTGATGCTCCAGCCGGTGATCGTGCCCGCGACGATACTGTTGGCCGTGATGGCGTTGGCGGCGATGTCGGGGGCGGTGATTAGGCCGGGCGTGCCGCTGGCAGCTGCGCCCGCGCTAGTGAAATTGCCTGCCGGGTCGGCTCCACGCAGCCGGAAATGATAAGTGACCCCGCTAGTTAGGCCGGTGACCGCCAGCCCGCCAGGTCGCACGAGGCGACCCTTGAGGGTGCTGGCGTCTGGGGTGAACCCGGTGCCCGCGGTCGACATGTGGACCTCGACGTAGGACGTATCTGAGGGCCACAGGTCGCCGGCGGAGTTGAGCCCGTTCCAGACGACGTTGATGCCCTGCACCGAGCCGATAAGGGTGGGCGCTGATGGGGCGATGAAGAGGCCGGGTGCGGGTGCGACGGGCGCGGGCTCGGTGCCGCCACCAGCCCCAGGCGGTGAGGACGGCGGCACGATGGCGGTCGCATCCCCGGAGGACGAGATCCCGGCGCCGAGGATCGCGGTGGTGCGGGCGAGGCGCTGCTCCCACAGTTGCGGGGCGCGCCGCATCTGACCGTTAGGCACTTGTGATCACCTCGAGCTCGGGCTGGAAGGACACGCCGCCGCCCTCCTCCTTCAGGCCAATGGACAAGACGCGGGCCTTGCCGGGAAGCCCGGTGCCCGACGGGTCAGGGATAGCGACGACGTCGCCGACCGCGAAGTCCACATACGGGACCGCGCCCGCCGTGACGACGACCTCGACGCCTTGGGCGAGCACCTGGGTCTTGCCCGTGCGGGCCAGGACCCGGTTCGCCTGGCGCTTGGCGACATCCTCAGAGGCCGTGTTGCCATACTCAAGGAAAGTCTCGCGCCAGCCGTTGGCGTCCCGAAGCGTGTTGTCGGCGGTGCGCAGCCAGCCGTTCTTGGTGCGCACAAGGGCGACCGTCTTGAGGGGCCGCTCAACGCTGGTGGAAAACCGGGCGAGGTTCTGCCCGGTGTCCAGCAGCACGGTGGCCGAGCGGTCGGTGCCGCGGGACTCCCAGGCCTCAAGCTCAAGGGTGGACGGGTCCAGCCAAAAGTCGTGGCCTAGGTCGACCATGTCGTCGAGGACGGTGAGCAGGGTGGCCCCGACCTTGAGGGTGAGGTCCGCCTCGGTAGTCCACGATCCGCTGGTCGGGGCGGAGTTGGTGAACCCGTAGGTGAGGCGGTTCATGCGGTACACGCCTCGGGCAGCGGCTTCCTCGGCGAGGGTCCGCAGGATCATTGCTGGCCGCCAGTAGGGCTCAGTGGACGACACCTGCCACGAGGTGTTGGTGCGCACGACGACGGTGTCGGTTTCCTTGCCGTCGGAGTTGACCTCAATGCCGGTGAGAATGAAGCCCGCCGTGTTGTCGACCTTGAGCCGCAGGTCAATCTTGCCCTTGGTCGTGACGTTGACGATGGTGCCGTCGGAGTTTGTGGTGGCGAGCTTGAAGTCGTCGTCGGTCTTGGCGCGCACGAAATAGGTGTCGCCCTTAGTGAGCCCGGTGGCGCCTGACTTGTCGGTGATCGTGACCTGGGTGCCGTTGGCTAGGCCGTGACCGGAGCAGGAGACCTTGTCGTCGGTGGCGACGTCGAGGTCGTAGCGCTGCCAGGGCTTGTCGTTCTTGACCCTGGCGGCGAGGGTGTGGGTGCCGATGCCGAGCCGGATCGTGAACCGGGCCATCTGGGTGAACGAGGCGGCCTCTTGGTCAAAGTCGCTGGAGGACATGATCTGCTGGCCGTCGAGGAACACGTCCATGCTGTTGTCGCAGCTGGCGAAGAACTTGACGCGGGTGGCGTCGGTGAGGGTGAAGTCGCGGTAGAACCAGTTGACGGTTCCGCGCTGCACGACGGTCTCGGGGTTGGTGCGCCAGATCCACTGGGCTGATGGGTCTTTCCAGCGCACGGGGAGGTTCTTGCGGGAGGTTGTGTCGTTCTTCCACTGGACGCCGAGGGCGGCCTGGTAGTTGCCGGAGGACCGCCAAGACCCTGGCCCGGATGCCCAGTTGAAGGGTCGGTCGGGGGCGAGGAAGTCAGCAAGCCCGCCCTGCGGATACACAACGCAATCCTCTAGCCAGGCGATCAGTGAACGCCCAGAGGCGGTGAGGGTCTGCTGCCCGCTGGCGTTGGCGAGATCCCGGTCGCGGGTCTCCACAAACCAGGCGAACCTGACCGCGTCCCGGTAGATGACGCGCACGACGGCGTCCTTCACCAGCAGCGCAGCGTCAGCCGAGAACAGGGGCACCGTGACGGTGCCGTAACCCGGCGAGTTGAACTCATCCACAAACTCGCTGGTTAGTGACTGCGTCAAGGTGCCCTGGTAGGTCTGGTTGAGGGCGTCGTAGACGTCGAGGCGCAGGTGTGTCACAGCCAGGCCGCCCGATACGACAGCACCACATTACCGCCGCCAGTAACGACGAGCGTGTTGTTGCCGGGCTTCAACGTGAGCCGAGCCAGACCCGGGTATGCGGAATTACTGACCCGTTGCGACCCAGCACCAATCGAGTAGGTGACCGTAATGTCCTGAGTGGGGGCTTCCCCGTCCACGTTCACCACCGCAGTGCCAGACACCGTGCCCAGGCTCGTGTACGCCGAATCGTAGAAGAACCCATCCATGAGCTGCACGTCGAACGCGACCCGGGCCACCTTGTTTGACAGGGCGTCGGCTGACTCCAGGCCGCCCAAGTAGCGGGCCGTGGCCGTCTGCGTCGGCGTCCCGGCAGTGTCCAGCGTCCGCGACAACGTAAACGTCGCCCCACCATTGAGCACCAGCGACCCCAGAGACTTCAGGTTCGTCTGCATGGCGGCCCTAGTCGAGCCGGCGACGATCCCGCCGAAGGTCACGACGCGCGGACCCCACCACGGGGTAGCGGCCACGACGCCGGTGCGACCCGGCACCGAGTAGTCGTCCTGGCGCAACGGCGGGACGCCGATGTTGCCGTCAATGACCTGGAGGTGGGTCAGGTAGGTCGTGACGTCGGTGGCGCCAATCTTGTACGTCTCAGCCATTCACGCCTGCCAGGAAAGCCGCACGCCGCAGCGCGCGGGGGAGGGACACGGCTGCGGCCTCACCAGGCGCCGCGTTCACGTTGATGGTGCCGATTTGCAGCCCGCTGGAGCCGCCACCCAACGTGGGTGTCATGCCCGCAAGCGGGTTGATGCCAGCGTTTAGCTTGGCGAAGAAACCGACGCCAAACCGATCGACGACGGAGGACTGCATCACGAACTCGCCGTTTGATAGGGCGGCCGCGACGGAGTCTGAGGTTCCCGTGCCAGGTCCAGTCACGAGACCGCCGGTGGCTCCAGTCGGCACTGGCTTATTGCCGTAGGTCTCATAAGTGACCTTGTAGGTGAAGGTCTTAGTGCCCGTCGGCAACTCCTCAAGGCGCTGCTTGAGATTGGCTGCCAGTGTGTTGTTGTCACGGAACTTGGCGATCAAAGCATCGAAGGGAGCTAGGAGTGAGGCACGCACCTCGGGCGGGATGCCAAGTTTGCGGAGCACTTCGTTCGCATCCCTGGACGCGTCCTCCATTGTGCGGATCTTCTCCGCAGCTGTCTGCTGACCTTCTGCGACCTTGACTGCTGCCTCAAAGATGGCGTCCAGGGCGTCGGCGTTGCCGCGAGCCTTGTCGTTGGCGTCACCGAACGCCTTGCCGTTCTCCTTGACCGACTTGCGCAGCTCGTCCAACGCTTCCTGGTAGCCGCGCACAGCATCGTTGCGGCCCATGAGATCACCGAAAATCTTCAACTCGCTGTTGAGATCCTCGAAATACTGCTCGGTCTCTTCGGCCTCACGGGCAAGTGCGCCCATATCGTCGGTGGCCTGCTGAATACCAGAAGACACCGTGCCTGAGAGCACATCGGCCATTGCCTTGCCCCGCTGGGAAAGCGTCTCAGTATCGTCAGCGCCCATCCCGATAGCATCGGCAAGCATCTGGAACGGCCCAATGTTGCTGACCACTGCAAATTGGAAGAGATTGCCGAACAAGTCAATCGCGCCCGACATCTTGCCAATGGTCCCGGCAAGTTTCCCGAAGGTATTGCCTATGGACTCCATCTGCGGTTCGAGCTCTTGCAGGGTGGTCATCAGGTCTTCGGTGCTGCCACCGAGTCCCTCTTGGAACGCGTCAAGGAAGCCCTTACCGAATGCCTCCATCAACTCATTGGCGGCAATGCTGAGGCGGTCCATGGTGCCGGCGAACGTCTCTGCCCGTGCCGCGGCCTGACCGCCGAAGAGAGTGCTCAGTTCACCCGTGATCTTGGTGAGGTCGCCGGTCTTGAGCACGGCCCCGTCAATGCTGGGGGCCAGGCGTCGCAGCGAAGTGGTCTGCCCGTTAGCCGCCTTGGCAAGTGCCGTGGTGACGCTGGTCAGGTCGCGGCCCGTACCGGCCGACACGTCAAGGGCCAGGTTCAGGAGGTTCTGCGCGGCGTACAGGTTCCCAGTCGCGGCGGCCAGTTGCCCGAGCGCGGGCCGCAACTGGTCGTCGGCGACACCCGAAGCGCGCTGAGTCTTGTCAATGAAGTCATCGACTACGGGCATGGCGAAGCCGAGGGCGAGATTGTCCAGCGCCAACTTTAGGCGGGCAACTGACTTCTCTTCCTCGATGGCGGCCTGGACTGCCTCAACGCCGAGCTTTATGGCGAAGCCTGCGGCGGCTGCTCCAGCGAGGGCGAAGGCTGGACCGAGGAAGCCACGGAGAGTGCCGCCGAGCTGCTTCATCGGACCCTGGGTCTTGGCCGCCTGCATCTTGAGGCGATTGAGGTCAGCCTGCGCGCGCTTGAGGTCGCGGTCGTTGTAGTCGGTGCCGACAACGATCTGGATACCCTTACCAGCAGCCATCAGGGCATCCTCCTGTTCACTTCATCAACGGCCGAATCGCAAGCCTGCTCAATCTTCTGGCGAGCCTCGGCATATTTGTCGTTCAGTGTCTTGCGCACCAGGCGGCCCGGCCGCTTGCGTCTGCTGTTTGACACGGGGACGCCTAAACGCTCATTCATCATGCGCGACAGCACGGCGCCCTGCGGGGTGCGGATCTTTGTCGCGTTGCCGATGTATTCGTACATGCCAGCGACACGGGCATCGCCAGATCTAGGGGTGACTACAACGCCGGCACCGCGGCGGCTCGATGAGCCCGTGACGGCTTCCCACGCCGGCCACCCTGGCGTCCCGACCCAACTTGATACCGGCGGCTCGGACTGTGCCAGGGAACTGATGTAGGCAGCTAGGCCGGAGCCTATGTCGCTGATCTCGCGCTTGACTCGCCTAGCGACGCTGGGCTCGAGGATGGACAAAGCCTTCAAGGTTGCGTCAGCACCCGTGAGTCGAACGTTGAGATCCATCTAGCCTCGTTTCGTTGACTCCTGCGCTCGCCATGTGAGGTATTTCGACATGGTGAAGATCATGCGGTCAGACTCGGCCAGCACTTGTGACGGCGTGATGCCGTACTCGTAAGCGAGATGAACTACGAGCCAGTGGGCGTTGTCGTCGCCTCCAAAGGGACGATCTTCCCCTGACCGAACTCAACGTTCTCTACCTTGTCTAGCCAGGTGTCGAAGTCCTCGGGCGTCTTGTTGGTGCGGTGGAGTGAGTGCCAAGCGAGCCAGCAGGCGTCGGTGAGGCGGAAGTCGTCGGCGAGGCGGGCGATGGAGCGGTCGTGTGCCTGCTCGAAGGCCACCTGGTCGGCGACCGAGGCCGTAGCCTCGGCCGCCGTGCCGTCGGCGTAGGTGATCGTGAACTGGATGCGCAAGGTGGTCTCCTGACCTAGAAGGTGCCGCTGGTGCTCTTGGTGATCTCGCCGACCGCGGGCCAGGTGACGTCGAAAGTGGTGAGGTCGCCGACCTGTCCGTTGACCGGGGTCTGCTGTGAGCACAGCACCGGGATTGTGTAGAGCGGCGCGGTGGACGTCGCCGTGCCCTGCGTGGTGCTGGTGCCCGCGAGGATGACCACATTGGCCGTGCCACCAAAGACTCCCGCGAGGGTGGCGCTAACGCTGGAGGCGTCGTAGTCCTGGTGCAGGCTGATAGTGACCGAGGCGTCCTTGAGCCCGGCGATGCGGCTGCGAGCTGCCTGCCCGAAACCTGTTACCTCAATTTCGTCGACGGTCTCGGTCACCTCGACGCTTGCGATGTTCGTGGTGAGCTCGGTGCTGCCGACCTTCACCCGAAGATTCTTGCCGATGAACTTTGCCATTCTTTCTTCTCCTAGTTAGCCGGCGGCAATCACGGTCACGCTGAACTCGGCCGTGTGGTAGGTGACATCCCCAATGGCAAGAGAGCCTTGGTTCGTCATTTCTGTGACTCGGCAATCCAAGGCGTGCCCCCCCAGGGTGCGGTCGCCTTCAATGGCCGCCTTCACCGACGTGCTACCGCTAGAGGCGCAGTAGGCGTCGAGGTTGGTCTGCGATGCCCGGTCGGCTACCCGGCCGACAATGAGCATGATCGTGAACTGGTATTCGTCCGACCCGCGCCCGAATGCCGTGTCGTAGCTGATGCGGCCCGGCATGACGACGGCTACGGGTGGGTGCGGGTTGTCGGGTATGTACGCGAAGGACCGCAGGCCGCTGATGGTGGCGAGCCTGGTGGCGAGGCCGGAGCGGAGGTTAGTGAGGGCGGTCACGCGACACCGTTGACTTTGCGGTAGCCCTCGACGAGCTGCACGACATCGGGGTCGAGGCCGCGGCTGACGCGCATGATGCCCATGTCGCCGAAGCCGGCCACACCGAGCGGCGACTGGAGGCGGGTGAAGATCCTCGATGACTGGAGGATGGTGGCCTGCGTCACCGTGACCGGGATATTAGGCCAGCCAAACACGGCCGTCACCTTGATCGAGTTTTCCGCACCTGTTGGGAACGTGTAGTCGCCAATGGCACGGATGCGCGTGTACGGCCAGACCACGCCGCCTAGGTAGTCGTTGATCGGCTCCGGCTGGGCGTCGCCCTGACCACCAGCCGTGCCAATCGTCCAGGTCGTGTCGTACACGCCGTCCAGGCCCGTGGAGGTCTGCACCTGCGAGATGGAGCGGGCGTCGTCAATCTGCACGACGTAGGGGTTCTCGGTGGAGTAGTAGCGGGTGACGGTACCGGCGTTGATGAAGTTCCTGCCGCAGTAAGCGTCGATGAGGCGGGACGCGGACTCAACGGCCATCTCGAGGAGGGCGTCGTCGGTGGCGTCGCCGGAGGCGATGCGCAGCGCAGACTTGATCTGCGCCAGGGTTGCGTAGCCGTTGCTAATCGCCACGGTCAGCCTCCGATTTCGTAATGCTTCCGCATCCAGTCGACGGTCAGGGGAAGTCCCTGAGCGAGCCTTGTGCGCGGGTTGTGGTGCAGCAGAGCCTTAGCCTTGGAAATGTCAGGCTTCTTGCTCGTGACGTTGTGCTTGTCCAGCGGGAGCCGGTTGACGAGGGACGGGTGGGCGCCGGTGACATCGAGCAGCATGTATGCCATATCCTCGACGCTGACGTACTCGTCGCCGCCGACGTTGACGGTCTCGCCTGGAGCGAAGCTCGTGGCGGCGTTGGCGAGGGTGACCAAGAAGTCGCCCTGGTACATGAAGACTCGGTGATAGTTCTCGTACACCGTGATCGGCTTACCCGTCAGCAGCCGGTAAGCGAAGAGGCACACCACTGAGCGGTAGTCGTGATACCGCTCGCCGGGGCCGTAAGCGTTGAAGAAGCGCAGCGTCATGGTCTTATTGCCGTAGCGGTCGGCGAAGTTGCGGATCTGCTCCTCATTGACCCGCTTACTGATGGCGTAGTCGTTAGTCAGCCTGGGCTGCGGGTTATCAAGCAGGTACCGCTCATCAATGGCTTCGGCGTCGGCCTCGCCATAAACCTCGGAGGAGGAGGCGAAGACGTGGCGGAAGCCGCGGTCACGCTGGAGCTCTAGGACGTTGCGGGTGCCGATGGCGTTGGTGCGCCAGACCTGCTCGTAGTGCTCCTCGCCGTTGATGCGCCCGAACTCTGCGGCCAGGTGGTAGACGAGGTCGAAGTCCCCGATGCGGTCGAAGGCGGCGCGCAGCTGCCGGTAGTCGGCGATGTCGGCGCGGATGGTCTGCGGCTGGCCGGTGTGCTGGAGTTCAATGCCCCAGACGTCGTGGCCGCGTTCGCGCAGCTCGGCGACCAGGGGGGCGCCTAGGGTGCCGGCGGAGCCGGTGACGACGATCTTCATGCTGTTTCCTCCACAATTCGCCAGAACCGCTTGGGCTGCTGGGCGAGGACTGCCGCAGGGTCGCCGGGCTCTAGCCGCCCGACGAGGGAGTTGGTGACGATTTCGCAGCCAGCGAGGGTGGCCTCGATGACGACGAGGGGACAGGCGTCCCTCTCCTTGGGGAGGTGGACGAAGTATTGGGCTCGGGCCATGTGGTCAAGCACGACCTCGTGCGGGGCGTTCTCCAGCTCCACGAGCTCGACGCCCTGGCGCTGCGCCCAAATGCGAGCGTTGAGTTTCCCCTTGGCCGGGTGCCTCCTGCCAGCGAATAAGGCGAAGGGCTCCTTATCGGCAGGGGCGACGCAATCTGGCGGGACGGGGGAGTGAATGTAGGCGTCGGCCCGGCCGGTCCATTCGGCTTCCCAGCCCATGTGCGCCCGGCTCATCGTCAAGAACCGCGAGGCCTGCCGGAATAACTCGGCCTTGGCGGGTGTGCGGTGCTGCGCGTGCTGCACCCAGACAATGGGCCTGAGAGCCGCTAGGAAATTCATAGAGGCTTCAGACAGTTTGTCGGTGCCTCCGACTACCACCCGATCCCAGGATGCGTCTGCGGCGCTCTCAGCGGCTTCGGGTTCGATGTAGGTGACCTCGACACCCGCGGGCGCCGCGGTGACCATGTAGTCGGTATTCCGCTCGGCGCCGCCCGCATACTTACCGGGCAGTAATGCCTCGTGCCTTTCCTCAACCCGGGGAATGTGGTGCGTGACCCAGGCGACCCTCATGGCGCCAGGAGGATGTCGAGCGCCGGCCGCCAGTATTTGTCGAACACGACGTCGGCGTCATAGTTGGCGGCGAAGTCGATGGCCTGCTGGGAACGGCCCCGGCCTCGCGCGTAGGCCGCCTCAAGGTTGTCGACGATGGACGGCACTAGCGGTGTGAAGAACCAGCAGCCTTGGGCGACGTCCCAGGCGGGCTGCACGTCGCAGAGCCAGCCGTCACCGACGAGCTCAGGCTGAGCGGTCGCGTTACTGACGACGACCGGCGTTCCCGTGGCTTGAGCCTCTGCTGAAGGGATACCGAATCCTTCGCCGCGCGATGGCTGCAACAGCACATCAATAGCCGTGTAAATGGCCGCAAGGGCTTCCTTCGGGATGCCCATGCGATAGGAGTACGAATCAGCGAAGGCCACCCGATCCGTCGGCACGCCCGTGGCAGCCAGCAGCGCCCGCAAATCCAGGCCCGACATCGCCGGGCTTGGCTCGGTGTGCAGGTAGAGCCAGGCATCGCTGTGCTTCTGCATAAACATTCCGGCGGCCAGGAACGCCTCGGCGAAGGACTTGCGGTCGGTCGATCCCTTATTGGCGCTGACCATGCCGACGACGTATGCATCCTCGGGTATGCCCATCCACTGACGGGCAGGCACCTGTCCGTCACTGCCCTGGATCAGGTCCGTCGGCTTGAAGACGTTCGTGTCAATGGCGTGCGGGATGTAAAGCGCCTCGATGTCGTGGCGCTCAATGGCGTCCAGCCCGAATTGCGACATCGCAATTGGCGTCACGTTGGGGCGTGCCAGCCACTCAATGACCGGAGCCGGCGCGGGAAAGTGGTCGATAGGCACCCAAGAGGCGACCCGCTCAATGTGATCCCAGCCAGCACCCTTGAAAACCCAGCAGTCGAAGAGAGTGATGACGACGGCCTGCTGCCCGGTCGGGCGACCGAAGTCCATCGCATAGGCGGGGATGACGTCGTTGGAGTAGACATCGAGGCCGCGAGGGTAAACGGGTAGGCCTTCCCACTCCATCGTGGAGCCCTCAAGCCCGTAGTTTGCGGCGATGGCTACTTCGTGGCCGGCTTTCTTGAGGCGCCGGGTGACTTGCTGGGTTTGCTCGCCGTAGCCCGTGGGCGTCCAGGGGGCGTTGCTGGCCCAGATGATTCTTCGTGCAGCAGTCCCAGTCGGAGCAGCTGCTCCCTCTCGGGCGGCGGCACGTTGAGCGGGATTCCCGCTGCGTGAACGATTACGGGTGGTTGCTTTCGTGGCATGGGCCACCGTTTCTCCTAGGTGTGCGCAGGGGGTGTGGATGGCCCCGCCCCCCTGCGCAAAGGCGGGGCCATCCACGTCTAGGTGCCTAGTGACTAGGCGGTGCCGCCAGTGAACTTCTTGACGTGCGACGTCTGCGGCAGGTTGCCGTCGACGCGGATCTGGAAGCGAAGCGTGACCTGGCCCGTGTTGAAGGCGAAGTCGTCGCTGCGCGCCACGTCAATGCCGCCCACGGTCCTAACAAAATAGGAAGGCATGTGCCCGGCAACCAGAGAAATGGCGCCCGAGGCCGGATCGGCCATGGCCGGGTTCTCGATGACCGAGTACCCCAGGATGCTGTCGGGCTGTCCCGGCTGAAGGGTCGGAACGTACAGGTAGGCGCCGTCCGTGCTCTTGATCTTGCGGAGCGCGCCGATGGCCTTGCCGTTACCCATCACGCCGAACCCGGGCAAACGACGGGCGGCCCCATCCAGGCTGTACACGAGATCGATAACGTCGTCGCCGTTGGGGAAGCCGGTGCCGCGCGTCGACGTTGCAGTCCCGCCAGTCACACCAGCGGAAGCCGCCTGGACGATGCCCCTCGGGACCACAGTCCCGGTCCCGTTAGTCAAAGCGTCATTGACGCGGTAGCCGATTTCGTTACCGGCCATCTGACCAAGGAACCCAATGAGGTTGACGTTGCTATCAGCGAGAAACTCCTGAGAAACCTGGACGATAAAGGCGTACTTGAAGCTCTTGAGTGTCGTTTTGGCGAATGCCGGATCCGACTCGTCGATGGTCGCGGCCTCAGCCTCAAGGGCAGCAGTTGACCACGATGACAGCGACGGCAGGACAAGATCCTCACCAGAAGTGGTGTTCAGGACGGTGACGACGCTGGGGTCCAGCATCGGGCCGACGAGGCGGGCCTGGTCGATGACAATGTCCGAGAAGGACGTCGGCACCGGGGCGTTGCTCGTCGACTTGGCAAGATCGCGCTTCTCGAACTGGAAGGAGTGGGCGCGACGCTCACCAGCGAGCAGCTGGCGAAGGATGTCGGCGTCCGACTCGGCCGGCGCGGTGCGGGCCTCGACGGGGCGGGCAATGTTCTCGACGCC